GCCTTTGCGAGACGGCTATCAGGTGTGGAGATTGTGAATTCCAGCCGGGAGACTGCTCTCAAGTGCTTCCCGCGGATGGATTTGGATGAGGCGTTGGCGTGGATCTGACGATATATACCTGCGTTTTTGGCAATACCGATCCGCTTCATGAGCAGCCAGCGGTGCCGGGAGCACGCTTCGTGTGCTTCACCGATCAGCCGGTCGATTCTCGCGCCTGGGAGATCGTCAGGATCCCGCGCCAGGCGCGCCCCACGCGGTCGGCCCGGATCATCAAAGCGCTGAGCCACCTGTTCACGGAGACCGAATGCAGCCTGTGGATGGACGCCAATTTCAGCCTGCGCGTTACCGATCCTGGGCTGTTTTGCCGCGGAGATTTCGTCACTTTTCGGCACAGGGACCGCACCAGAATCAGCCAGGAGGCAGAGGAAATCATCCGCATCGGGAAAAGCACACCGGAGCAGATACGCAGCCAGCTGGCGGCATACCAAGCCGAGGGCTTCGACACCGACGACAACCCTATGTGCGAACTGTCATGCAACGGCGTGATCTTCAGGCGGCACACGCCGGAGGTGATAGCGGTGAATGAAGCATGGTGCCACGAAATCGAAACGCGGAGCCTGCGCGACCAGATGAGCCTGGATTACGTGTGCTGGAAACATGGCTTCCAGCTTGCGCGCTGGCCCGGCACGTTCGACAAATGCCGCTACTTCAGATGGACGTACTACAAGCGCCCTGTGAACGACTACTGATGAAGATTTCCGTCATAACTCCTACCGCAGATCAGCCGCTGGGCATTGCCTTGGCAGAACGCTACATGGCACGCCAGACGGTGCAGCCCTACGAATGGATCGTGGCAGACGATGGCCTAGAACCTGCGCGCCTGACGATGAGGCAGAAGCACCTCGTTCGCCCGCGCAAGCATGAGGGCGGACGCAGCCTCGCCATGAACGTGCTGGCGGCGCTTGAGCAGGTGACTGGCGATGTGGTGGTGATTTGGGAGCACGACGATTGGTACCACCCTGAGCATCTGGAGGTATGCCGGATCCGACTCGAGTATGCCGGCTCGACCGGATCGATCAACCAGCGCTACTACAACGTGCACCACCGCGCATACATCGTGATGCGTAACATCGGATCGGCGCTGTGCAATACCGCTTTCCATGCAGACCTGATCGATCACATGCGCAAGGCCTGCAAAACAGCATTCGAGACTGGCAGTATCGGCGTTGACCGGATTTTCTGGGACTCGCTGCCCGAGAAGGAAAAGGACATCCACAGTATCAACACCGTGGTCGGCATCAAAGGGTTACCTGGACGCAAGGGGTTGGGCATGGGGCATCGGCCACCTGATCACCGTTGGCGTCGGGATCCACAGGGAGTGATGCTGGCCGAATGGATCGGCAACGACGCGGAGAACTACCGATGACGCTTGACGATGTGAAGAAGGCGCTACGCGTCTCTGGGGATCAGGATGACGAACTTCTGACCCGACTGCTCGCCGCTGCCAGGGCGGAATGCCTGAATTTCATCAACCGGGACACGCTTGACGACATCACCGGCGCCGACCTGTGGCAAGGCGTGATGCTGATGATCCACGCGGACTATGACGGTGACCCGACGGAGCGCGCCAAGTATCGACGTGCCGCGGAAGCGCTCTGGATGCCTTACCGCACCGGCTTGGGGGTGTGATGTACGCACAACAGCTTCGCAGTGTGGTCACTATTGAAAAGCACAGCACCGAATATGACGAGGCCGGTCAGCAAGTGCAGGCCGGATGGACCACATTTGCCACGGTGCGCGGCGACGTACGGCACATGTCTGGCACCGAGAGCATCAAAGCTGATGCTGTGGCCTCCGTTGTACGGGCTAGCATCCGAATTCGCTGGCTCGATGGTGTTACGTCCGGTATGCGTGTGAAGGTGAGCAACTCGGTGTACGAGATTCGCGCCGTGATGCCTGACATAGCGGGCCGGCGCTTCGTGGATCTAATTTGCGAGACAACCGATGGCTATTGAAGGCGACATACGAACCGTTCTGCTGGCTGTGACTCCCGGGCTCGTGTTCCCAGACTTTGCGCCGGAGGAAGTCGCCAAGGGACAGGCCGCATACATCACCTATCAGCAGATAGGTGGGCAAGGCAGGCGCTCGATCGGTAAGCCTGACCAGATGTACCGCGTTCGAGTGCAGGTGAATGTTTGGGCAAAGACACGGCTTGGTGTAAATGCGCTTATCCGACAAGCCGAAGACGCGCTGCATGCAGCAACGGCATTCACGGCTGTTGCCTTGGACGATGCCACCGCCGTCTATGACGAGGATTTCGGCTGGTACGGCGCACACCAGGACTTCAGAATCCAATGGCTCCGATAACCCGATTCAAGGGCGGCGCGGAGCTGCAGCGAGCCCTCAACGAACTACCGGTGAAACTGGAGCGCAATGTCATGCGCTCGGCGCTGCGTGCCGGTGCCGTCGTCCTGCGCAATGAAGCCAGAAAGAATGTGCCGGAGGAAACCGGGGCGCTGAAAAAAAGCATCAAGGTGTCGACGCGGGCCCGCAAAGGCGTGGTGACCGCCACCCTGAAGGCGGGTGACGAAAAGGCCTTCTACGCCCACATGCTGGAATACGGCACAGCGCCTCACGACATCGCACCCAAATCCAAGAAGGCGCTGACGCTCGAAGACGGAGGCGTGGTGAAGCATGCCAAGCATCCTGGCATCGCCCCGCGCCCGTTCATGCGCCCAGCGCTTGATGAAAAGACCGACGAAGCAGTGAAGGCAGTGACAGACAAAATTCGCACAACGCTGGCCACCAAGCATGGCATCAACGTGCCACAGCCAGCGCCAGACGACGATTGACCAACCACCGGCATAAGCCGGGTTTTTTTTGAACTGCCGCCTAGAGCGGCTTTTTTCATTTAAGGAGCCACATCATGGCAGTCCAAACCGCAGCAGGAACCACCATCGCCATCAGCGCACAGACGCCAGCCACGTTTGATGCGGCGGGCTACAACGCGCTGGCGGCGAGTTTCAAGGTCATCGGCGAAGTAACCGACGCCGGCACGCACGGCCGCACATATGCCGAGGTGACGCACAATCCCATCGGCTCGCGCGGCACGATGAAGTTCAAGGGCAGCTTCAACGAGGGCAACAAGACGTTGCAGCTCGCCCTTGACTACGACGATGAGGGGCAAGCACTGGCGAAGGTCGCGCTGGACGATGACGATGACTACTCCTTTGCCGTCTATTACCCGGACGGTTCCATCGACTACTTCCAAGCCAAGGTGATGTCGTTCACCAAGACGGTTTCCAGCGTGGATTCCATCGTGACCGCAACCATTGAGCTGTCCATCACAACCAATTCTGACGGCGTGGGCATTGTCGAGGTCTCGGCATCGTCTGCGCCGTAACGCGCCGGTTTAGGCGCTCATCGTAGCCCTGGCCCCCGAGTTGATCGCCGGGGGTTTTTTCATACCACACAACGGAGAAAATCATCATGGATATTCGGAAACTCGCCCTGGTCGACACCGCAACTCTGCACATCTTGGGTCCGAACGACGAGCCTATCTACGCTGACGACAAGATGGAGAAGCCGGTCCGGATTACCGTGTACGGCCCCGGCAGCAAGCAGTTCGCGGCGGCCGAGGCGCGCAATAACCGGCGCATCACGGAGATGATGGGCAAGCGCGGAAAGAAGGTTGACTATGCAGAGCTGCGCGTCGATTTTCTGGTAGCGATCACTGCGTCTTCTGAGAACCTCGAGTACGACAAGCTGCAGGGTGAGGCGTTGTACCGGGCCGTCTACTCCGATACCTCGCTGCGGTTCATCGCTGACCAGGTAGACGCGTTCGTGCGAGACACCGCAAATTTTACGAACAGCTCGCCGAAGAGCTGATCACGCATGTCCGGTACCTTGCATGGCTGCATGCGGTACCGGAAACACCCTCGCTGAAGAAACATAGCAAAGGGCCGGCAGCGCGGCCTTGGACGCGCATCGAGGCGATGGGCGACAGGGCCGATGATCTGGAATACCCGCCGTGCGATGCTGGCTATCTCATCACGTACTTGTTCGATGCTGGGCCGGTCGAGTCCGGCGGCATGGGGCCGGCCCCGCTATCACATCGGGAAATTGAGGCCTGGCAGCACAATACAGGGATCGAGCTGTCGCCATGGGAGGCAAAAACGCTGCGGCGGCTATCGCGCGAGTATCTGGCGATGGCGCAGGATGCTACCAGTCCATCGTGCCCGCCGCCGTGGCGGCCCGAGCCGATCTACGAGCCTGAGCGCGCGGAGAGGGTGGCGAAGGCGATCAAAGCGGCGTTACGAGGGTAATACTGTCGAGGCGGACATCAGTTGAGCGGCCAAAAGCAGATTCTTCTGGCGAATCATGCCGGGCAGCAAGAATGCATCGATGAGCCACCATACGCCGATGATGATGAAGCAAAACGCCCCGATTCCGGCGCTGACAGTCACCCATCCGATGATCTGAAGTATGACGTAGGCCCAGCCTGTACCGATGTTGCCGGCGTAGAAGCGATGGGCCCCGATTCCGCCAAGGATCAGCCAGAGAAGGTAGGCAACGCCTGTGCTTTTCTTCTTGGCGTCGTAAATCATCATCTTGGCGCTCTCGTCCATTTCCGGCCCTCCTTGGTGGTATGCCCTAAGCAAAGATGTAACAGTTTATCTGATGATGGCCAAGCCTAAACGCTTGGCCTTTTCTTTTGGTGCCCAATGAAGATCGGATCGCTTGAAATTGAGCTGATGGCCAGCATTGCGCGCCTGCAGCAGGATATGCGGCGCGCTGAAGGTGTGGTCGAGCGCTCCATGCGCCAGATTGAGCAGCAGACTCAGCGGGTGCAGCGCGCCTTTGCCATGCTCGGTATGGGCGTGGGTTTCGGCACACTCATCAACCAGGCGAAGCTGCTGGCCGACGCGTGGCAGGGAATGGAGAACCGCTTGCGCTTGGTGACGAACTCCCAGCAGCAGCTCGCCCGTGCCACCGAGGACGTCTTCCGCATCGCACAGCGCACCAGCACCGGGCTCGATGCAACTGCCCAGGTGTACCAGCGATTCGCACAGAATGCAGGCTCGTTGGGCCTGAACATGCAACAGGTGGCCTCCCTCTCCGAAACGGTGAGCAAGGCTGTGGCGATCTCGGGGGCGTCTGCGGCCGCTGCTGATGCCGCCTTGATGCAGTTCGGCCAGGCGCTTGCGTCCGGCGTGCTCCGGGGCGAAGAGTTCAACTCGATCATAGAGCAGACGCCGTCCCTGATGCAGGCCATTGCAGACGGCATGGGCAAGCCTCTGGGCGCCATGCGCCAGTTGGCCGCGGATGGCAAGATCACTGGCGACGTCATCGTGCAGGCGCTCACCCGTGCAGCTGCGGCGGTAGACGCCAGGTTTGAGACGCGCATCAAGACAATCGGCCAAGCACTCACTGATCTTCAGAACGCGCTGACGCGGTACGTTGGCCAAGCGTCTCAGGCCACCGGGATATCGCAATCAATTGCGAACGCGATCACCGCAGTTGCAAACAATCTGGACGGTGTCGGCCGGTCGTTGATGTTCCTTGCTGCCACAGCTATTCCTGCCGCTGTGCGCGCCCTGTGGTCTTTGACTGCAGCCATGCTCGCTGTTCCCGGCATGCAGCTGGTGAAGGTGTTGAGCATAGCGGCTGGGGCCCTACTGGCGTTTTATGACAAGATCAAGGTGCCGGACGCCGCATTGCGCGGTCTGGCGTCGATCTGGGACTTGCTGAGCGCGGCTTTCTCGTCCGGGTCCAAAGTAATCATTGACGCTCTTGACTCGCTTGGCAAAGGCGTTCGATCGTTCCTTGATCTGTTCGATTTTGCCCCAGCGCAAGCGGCTAGCAACCTTCAAGACCCGTTCCAAAAAGCTGCTCTTGCCGTCGCAGGGGTGTTCGATCGCATGTATGCCGGATTTACCGGCAATCTTTCGGCAATCGGCGCCGCATTCAGGGCGACCTTCCAGAACGCTAAGACGTGGCTGTACTCCTTTGCTGAGGCGGCGACGGAAGCGCTGGGCACGGTTGCGGACGCCTTCAATTCCGTGTTCGGCACGGAGATTAGCGTCACTCCTTTTATTGGTCCGGGTGATAGGAAATACCTGGATATCATCGAGGAGGCGAAGAAGGCATTTCAGGAGGGCCAAAAGGTTCTCGGTATGCGAGATGCGTTGGTTAAACGCATCGCCCAGAGCACTTGGGAGAGCATAGACCAGGCATTCGACATCTCGTTGGTCGATGGCTTCACCGGCGCGCTCGTTCGCAACAGCGATGCAGCCGGCAAAGCCAACTCCACCTACCAGACCCTGATTGCCACCCTCCGCTCGAAGATCGAGCAGAACCAGCTCGAAATCGCCACCGGCGAGAAGGCGTCCGAGGCCGACAAGCTACGCATCAAGGTGCTGCAGGATCTGGCCGCCGGCCGCCTGAAGCTGACGGCGGCACAGAAGCAAGAGATCGAAGCCCTGCTCAAGGGCTTGAAGGCCAGCGAGCAGGAATTGAGCGT